TCGAAAAGGCTTGCGCCAAAGCAGAAAAACAAAATGACAGAGTTCTGCTAATTTTTCAACAGAAAGCTATTCCCCTGTCACCCTCTCAGGTCTGGTCTATTTACCAAAGCTGGTGGAAGGACAGATGCCCTATTACCTCTATCAGACGTTCCATGACAACAATGAGCGCAACTCAGGATGCTCTCGGCAGACCTATTACCCCTAAACTCGTCAAGACAGGCAACCAAAGAATTGGATACTATAACTCACCGGAGTTCATCTGGCGACTTGCTGAGTAATTTGTCGAAGTAATAGATTTTTTTGTAATTTTGTAGCCAATATTCCACGCCACATGAAGAACATTTTAATTACCTGCATTAGCAATACCCGACTGACACTGTGGCGTGGAATCCAAAGTCATCGGGTATTTGCTTTTGTGGGGATTAATATCCACTACAAATGAAATTAACCAGCTACGAACTTTCGAGAAAGTGGTTTGATTTCTGTTTCACTAATCCTGAGAAGATTACTCCTTTACATTCTGCCCTTTATATGTTCTCTATTGAGCATTGCAACCGACTTGGATGGAAGGAAAAATTCGGATTACCAACAGAGATGGCAAAGGAGGCAATAGGCGTTAAATCATGGCATACATACATAAAAGCGTTTAATGATTTAGTTGAGTGGGGATTCTTTATTTTGATAGAAAGAAGTAAAAATCAATACTCATCAAACATAATTGCTTTGATAAAATATGACGAAGCACTTGACGAAGCACTTGACAAAGCACTTACGAAGCACGTATCAAAGCAACTACGAAGCACGTATCAAAGCAATGACAGTATAATAAAACTAATAACAGATAACATTGAACAGATAACCAATAACTATAAAGAGTTTGAAATTGCTGTTATGAATTTAGGTAAAATTGAAATAAATATACCTGAAATTAATTTCAAAGATTCATGTTTTTCTTTTGAAGAATTTTGGAAAGAATATCCAAATAAAAAAGCAAAAGCAGAATCAGAAAAGAAATATGCCAAGTTATCAGAAGTTGATAGGCTTGCTATAAAAAACTCTATGAGTTCATTCATTTATGACATTCCGTTTAAAGGATACATTCATCCGATGGCTACTACATTTATTAATCAAAAGCGTTGGAAGGACTCTGAACAGCAATTAGAAGTAAAGCCAGAATCTAAGAAACCAGTCAATGGGACTATTGATCTTTCAGGAATGTATAAAAAATAAGAAATGAACGAAAGACAGATAAAATATACGATAGAACTTCTACGTGATGAAGGTGAACTATTTGAGGTTAGGGTACTGACACCACGAAGCAACTTTAGCGGTTACTTTAAATCGGCAGATAGTATGCTGAAAGAATTGGTTAAATTGCCAAAAGGGAATGTGTATGTAGTGATTAATAAAATCAACGATGCCTGTTACAGCCGTGAACAACAGGATAGGTTTGTAGAAAAACCAAAGAATACTACATCTGACAATGACATTGAACGCAGGAAATGGATTTTAATAGACATTGACCCCAAACGTTCAAGCGGTGTTTCTTCAACAAAAGAGGAAAAGGAAACGGCAAAGACAACAATAAATAAGATTTATGATTTTCTCAGGAATGCCGGATTTTCACAACCGATAGTTTGTGATAGCGGAAATGGATTTCATTTGCTTTACAAAGTTGATTTAGAAAATATACCTGAGAATACAGAACTGATAAAAAAGTTCCTTCTTGTTCTTGATATGTACTTTACAACGAAAGAATGTGATATTGACAAAGGTGTTTTTAATGCTTCAAGAATTACAAAGTTATACGGCACAGTTTCACAAAAAGGGAATAGTACAGAAACAAGACCACACAGAGAGAGTGCAATTTTAAAGGTTCCTGACCAGGTTAAAGAAACTCCGGTAGAACTTATTAAGAAAGTTGTAGAATTATATCCTACTCAAGAGAAACCATCGTATCAGAATAACTACGGTAAGGATAGGTTTGACTTGGATGCTTTTATTAATAAACACGGAATCCAGATAAGAGATAAAAGTTCGTTTGAAGGTGGGGTTAAGTACGTTTTGAATAATTGCATATTTGATGAAAGCCACAAAGGTAAAGATGCCGCAATAATACAAACCAATGACGGCAAATTAGGATATAAATGTTTCCATAGTTCTTGCAGCCAGTACAAATGGAAGAATGTAAGAGAGAAGTTTGAACCTGATGCTTATAGCAATAATTACGAGAAAGAACCGAACAGACAATTTATTAAAAAAGCAAAGATTGAACCACAGCAAAAAGACAATGAAAAAGGTGATAAGTTTTTCAATTTCACTGACATTAAAACAAAAGACCGTTCACAAATTGTTGTGATAAAAAGCGGAATACACGATCTTGATAGTAAGATGCTTGGTTTTAATAAGGGTGAAATTACTCTATGGTCAGGAAAGAACGGTTCTGCAAAGTCAACAATTGTAAATCAGATTGCTATAAATGCCATTGATTTAGGGTTTAAAGGAATAATCTTTTCCGGTGAATTACCTGACTTTAAAATGAAGCAATGGATCTACCTTCAGTGTGCAGGTAGGCAATTTGTTACACCAACGAAATACGAAAATGTTTTCTACGTTAGGGATTACATTTCAAATAAGATTGACTTATGGTTGAAGGATAAACTTTACCTTTACAATAACGAGTATGGGAATAACTTCGAGCAACTTATTTGCGATATAGAGGATTTTATTGACAAAAATGATATTGACTTTATTGTGCTTGACAATCTTATGGCATTAGACCTATTGACATTGGATGGTGATAAGTACCAACAGCAAACAAAATTCATAAACAGGCTATGTGGGTTTGTTAAGAAAAAGAACATCCACTTGCACATTGTCGCTCATCCAAGGAAGAACATTGGATTTTTAAGGAAAGAGGATATTTCAGGTACGGCAGATTTGACCAACGCTGTTGACAATGTGATTATCTGCCACAGGAATAACAATGATTACAAGAAAGCCATTGGTGATTTTTTCGGCAAAGAGTTTATAAGTGATTTAACACTCCATGACAATTACATTGAGGTCTGCAAGAACCGTGACATGGGCTTAATTGATAAAATGTTTGGATTGTTTTTCGAGAGAGAAAGTAAAAGACTTTTGAATGAACTTTACGAAAATAGAACGTACGGATGGCAGGATCTTCCTGGCACACAAACTGAAATCTCACCGAATACAGATTTTGAATCAAAACAATTTCCTGTAAGCGCACCAAAAAATGAATTACCGATTACCACAGAATTTGAAAGCAGTAATTACACAATAATACCCGAAGATGAAGTCCCATTCTAAAACTATGAAAGCTAAAAAAACATTACACAACGGTTACGAATTTAGGTCAAAATTAGAGGCTAAATGGGCTATATTTTTTGATCTATGCGGAATAAAGTACGACTATGAGCCGGAAGCATTTGTTTGTTTTGATGGATCACAGTACACTCCAGATTTCTTTCTATACGATGTGGCATTAAGAAGTGACTACACGATAAATGGTGTTTATGTTGAAATAAAGCCACAAAACTTTAATGAAGATCGTAAATATCAGGAACGAATTTCGTCTGCCGTTGAAACGCTGATAGTTTTAGTTGGCGATCCTGTATATTCAACAGATCAAACAGAAAGACCAAACTTTCAGTATTCACCTGTTTGGGATAGCGCAATGGTTTTAATGTATTGCGAAAATTGTAAGAAGTATAAATTTGATTACGGTACAAACAGTCATTACCATTGTGACAAATGTGACGCACATATGACTGACGGTGGTATGTACGACAGTAATATAAAATACAATGCTTTATTGGCAAGGAAGTATAGATTTGAATATGTTAAACTTAACCAACAACCATAACCCCTCCCCCAAAGACAGAACCAATGAACCAAAAACTCACCGACATACCTAATAGATGGGTATTAAACGAACTTCGTGATCAGCGAAATAAGTTGAGAATGTTAAAGGAAGCAACTCAGTGGACTAAGTTAGAAGCCTATCAACGGATGTTAAAAATGCGTGAAGAGATAGTTCAGGTTTGTGAGAGGTACGCTAAAATGATAGATAAATGACAGCCGAGGACAAACTTCAAGAATTAGCAGTAGCCTGGTTCGATTCAAAATACCCTGAGTTGAAGTTGAATTTATATCACTGCCCCAATGGAGGATCAAGGAATGCGATTGAGGGAGCAAAGTTCAAACGCATGGGAGTCCGTGCCGGTGTTGCTGATCTGATTCTAAACATCCCCCGTCACGGATACGGTTCTCTCTGTTTGGAAGCTAAAGTTCGCAAAGGTGACATTTACAGGATTGGCAACAAGAACATCATGGTCAAGAAGAACGGTATCCAAAGTCCTGCACAACACGAATGGGAACTGGCGGCTATGTCGGCAGGAAACAAGTACGTTTTGTTCTGGAATGTAAATGACTTCATTCGTGAAATTGAAGCGTACCTGAAATAAAAACAGCCAAACAGTTGACAAGCATTAGACCTATGTGATACTTTTGCAATGATAATCGACCCGCACAAGGACAGGCGGGAAACAGCAGTAAAGCATTTTTAATTAACCCGAATAGTAACTTAAAAAACAAAGCAATGCCAAAATTTAGAAAAAAACCAGTTATCATTGAGGCTGTTCAATGGAACGCAAAGGCAAAAAATTTCGATGAAGTGATGAACTTTATGCAAGATTTTCACGGAAGTAAAATTAATTATGAAAATGCAGAAGAACTCGCCTACAAAAGCAAAGAACTCCACATAAGAACATTGGAGGGTGTGATGACTGCATCAAACCTTGATTGGATTATTAAAGGCGTAAGCGGAGAATTTTACCCGTGCAAGCCTGATATATTTAGCAAAACATACGAGCCAGCAGATTAACCACCGGTGCAAATTTACCCCTGTCGCTTCAAATTAAGCCCGTAGGAGAACGATCTATAATAAACCAATATCACATACCAACGAGGCACAATATGACCGCACAAGTCCACATATTCAGGGTAGATTTAGTTAACGGTGAAAAGATCGGTTACTTTACAACAAGCGTTCACGTTAACCGGAATCAGGTTAAGCAGTTCAAAAAGGATGTATCTGCACTGTTTTCTGTTGTATTGAAGCGGTCAACTGAAGCGATGTTATGTATTGAAACGGGTGAGAAATAACGTTTTGCGGCTTTGCTGTCTGGCGGAATTTTGAAAACGAATTTGTCAATTTAAAACTGAATTTTATATGGAAACGAAAACATCAATTAACCACGACACCCCGCCTGCGGCAAAACCGCTGTTATCTGCTGGATGGATTTCTGTAAGTGAAAAACTTCCAGAAGTAACAAAAGATTATTTGGTAACAGATGGCACTGCTTGTATCGTAGCGGCATTTAGGTTAGAAAAGCAAGAATGGGATTTTTGGAGTATTGAATGGTGGTCAAACGACCAAGTAACTCACTGGATGCCGCTACCGTCTATACCAGCTTGCAGCTAACGTTGATAATATGAAATGGCTGGGATTCGGAGCTACTAACCTATCCCACGCCACAAACTAACAGGTAGCAAGCTGGCTAAAAAGTCCAATAACACCCAGCTATTTTATATTATGTGTTATATGGCGTTTTTATTATGTATTCAGAATTTGATAAAAAAGAATGTACCGAAGTGCATTATAATTATGTACAGGCTTGTATGGAATCAAACGGAGATAGAATTGATTGCTATTCCGATAACTGGCAAACTGCAAAAGTAGGTGAAAATGGAGTGATTAAAATACACGAACATTCTGCTGCTGGTGAAGGTGATAAATGGTATTATGACATTGTTAAAGAAGATAAAACTGTGGAACGGATTTTTAATCCACACCGAGCTTTTTATAAGCTGATGTCTTAAATGCCATATAACGTTGATAATATGAAAAGTTGGGGGTTAAATAGTATGACTTTTCATATTTCCAATAACTTAAATTAATAATAAATATGCTGGATAACAGACACAACCCCAATTTTTTATATTATGTGTTATGGGCTGGCGTTTAATACTTTACAAAAATGATATATTCAACAGAAAAAAACGAAATGAACATTCCATGTGAAAACAAATCAAACCGAATCGAAGATGATTTTGTTAATGAAGTTTGTGAAATGGTAATTGAAGCCTTAAATGTAAATTACAATGAAAGGCGATTAGTAAAACCATTATTGCATAAAGCAATTGTAGAAAAACTAAACAGAAACTACAAAAAGGAAGGGCTGTTGCAACAATTTGAGGCTTATGTATTAGATACAGCAAGTAAAAGATTGATTGATACATTTTCACTTGCTTCGGTTGTAAATCACGAACACGCTTGTCATGCGAAGTTTGCTGATATTGTTAAAGAAATAGAAACCAAACTTCCAAAATAAAGGTTATTTAGTGAGTGTGAGGTTTCTTACGCTTGCCCATAACTCCGAAATAGGTCTGTAAAAGTCAGACCTATACAGCCAGAAATAATCAGATTGTAAACTTAAAAACGGATGGAATGTGGATACCGGCAGGATTTGATGAAGCAAATGCGCAAAGAAGAAAGCGGATATATGATATTTCGATAAGAACCGCATCAAAATTAAATCAAAGGATGTTAAATTTCCTTACTGATTTAGATAAAAATGCGAGTATTGGAAAAGATCAAAAGGCAAAAATCAGGCAAAAACTAATCGAAAACATTTAACCATGAAACCCACCATAACCACAATCCTAATCCTACTAACCCTAACCGGGTTTAGCCAAACCCTAATGTTGCAGAACCGCAAAGCCAGGGTAAAACAGGACATGCACCTGTATTCTGAATGGCAACGAACCGTGACGGCTCAGGATTACATAGAATACCAATGTCAGAACACAGCCATAGCGTACCGATTCACAGAGGACACCAGGCACGAATTTACGGGCCGGTGGATCTGCACCGAGATATACAAAACTATGCCTATTGACTGCAAACTGCTCTATGTTCAGGACGGATACGATAAACACTGCTGGCGTGAAGTCGCTCCGGATAGGTGGATATTCTATGCCGATGAGTTTATGGGGCACGTCATTGTTCAGGCGATTGATGCAGCCGAAACCGTTACTTTTGTGTTTAAATTGATGTAAACCGAACCGATACACGCCCTAACCGGAACCGAATTAACCTTAACCGGACCAAAAACAACCAAACAAAATGGCTGAAGTATTATCACACACAATCAGAACAGCACGTAAGGAATACCAGTGCAACGCTTGTGAATGGCTGACAAATGGTGATGTAATGACAGACCCGTCATTTTTCGATATATCATTTGCCGATAAAAGGAAACTCGTTATAATCAGACTGGAGCGATATAAAATTCTAAAGGGCACAAAGTACATTGATGCAAACATCAAAGACGGTGGAGAAATTTACAACGTGAAAAGCCGGATTGACGCAGATGAGATTTGTCGGAAGTATGAACTTTATGAGGAATAACCGAAAAACCAACAGAGTGATGGAAGAAGAACCAAAATACGGAAAAATAACTGTGGGTGTAGGGACATCCGAAAGACGTGAACTTGAAATAACAGAGTTTATTCAGGCTGACTTTAAAGACCACAGAACTATATCAATCGGAAAACTTGAGGATGATACATATATTTTTAGTGTAGAGAATCCAAAATCTACCGGACGTGCTGATCAACAAAAAATGTGGCTGTCGAAAGAATCAGCAGTTGGATTGATAACATCAGCAATAGTCTATTTTGCAGCCAACGGAATTGATTTTAAGGAAATGCTATCCGAATCATTGGCTACCGATGAAATGCAGATTCAGTGGTCTGAAAATATGCACACAAGAATACAGAATTTAGGTATTGTAAACCCCTAACCCAACCAACCATGATACCACAGACAAAGATTGAACAAAAATTTACAGCAGAGGAGGTTCAAGCTGCAAAAAATATGAGGGAAATGATTATCAACGAACCTCAGCTAAAACCAATGCAGGCATACTACATAGCAGGAGAGATTGTTATGTGGGATCAAATGGCCGGTGTCCGCTTTGCCGAAAGCGAGATGGGGAAGGCGCAAACATTTGAGATTGACTTTTGCGGACACGTAAAGGCTAAGATTGAATTTAAAGATGGCGAATTAAATGTGATCGCTGCAATGAACGGATACGGCGATGCACTTGACCCGGATCAGATAACCATAACCAAATCCATTACACAACCCACCTGCCCCGAATGCGGCTCAACAAGGGTTCTTGACTGGCCGGATAAGTTTCAGTGCAGGAGATGTGAGCATACGTGGGAAAGGTAACGGTTTGCGGCTTGGCGCAGTGCCGCATAAACTAACTTAATTATTAACCACTGCACTTTCAGCGGCATTGCGCTAAACCGCTGTTGGGCGCAGTTAAATTTCAGAATAATGTTCAACTTATTTCAACAGAAAACAGCTACCCTTTTTAATGGGAAAAAGGTAAAAGAAGGTGATAAAGTCTATTTCATCAACTCCGATGGCGTACGGTGCGAAGGACTAATTCAAAGGCGTAAATTTGATGTTAAACTTGCAACTCCGCATTACGGAACACCAAGAGCCAAAGAGCCGCACAAAGAAACGACACTCAAAAAGGGTAGTCTGTTTTTTGGGAACGATGGTTTTTTGATTGAGGATTATGTCAATTTGGATGTGGTCACTTAATTGCGCCCAACTACCGGCTAAGTCTGATTATTTCAGACCTATACAACCAATATTAACCACGCCCCCGACATTGAGGGGTGAAATTTACCTATTGACAAACGCTGATTAATTACTTACCTTTGACGGCTATGGCAGACGTGGGCAGACCGACTAAGTATAAACCGGAGTATTCCGAACAGACATACAAACTGTGTCTATTGGGTGCTACTGATATTGAATTGGCTGACTTTTTCGATGTGGCAGAATCGACAATCCATTTATGGAAAATTGAGCATCCTGATTTTTCGGAGTCCATTAAAAGGGGCAAGGTTCAAGCCGATGCAACAGTAGCCGAAAGTCTTTATAAACGGGCAAACGGATATGAACATCCTGAAGTTGATATTAAGATGTATGAAGGTCAGATAATTATGACCGACATTACGAAGCATTACCCACCAGACACCGCAGCCTGTTTTATTTGGTTAAAGAATAGACGTACAGCAGATTGGAGGGATAAGCAGGAAATTCAGCATTCAGGCGGCATTGAAATAACCGGGTTTGAAATCGAGGTGATCAAATGAAGCCACGGATAAAGACCATACCAGAGTTTTTACCGCTTTACGACAAAGATCATCCCAATTACTATGATAGGTATTTTAACTTTTACGGGGGCCGTGGTGGCCGTAAATCATGGGAAATTGCCAGGAGTTTTATAGTTAAGTCCTATATAAGACCTAAGCAACTATTTGTCTGCACAAGGGAAATTCAAAATAGTATCGGTGATTCAGTTTTGAGGTTGCTTGATAATCAAATCAACATGCTTGGTTGCTCTGCTGATTTCACAATTCAGCAAACAACCATCATTCACAAAAACGGTTCTGAATTTATTTTTAAGGGGCTGAATGGCATGACTATTGACAGCCTTAAATCGCTGGAGGGGGCTGATTATTGTTGGGTTGAGGAAGCTCACAGTGTATCAGAAAAAAGCTGGTCAATTTTAATACCGACAATAAGAAAGCCGGGCAGTCAAATATTTATTTCGTTTAATCCTGACCTTGCAACTGATCCTGTTTACCAAAGATTTGTTATTAACACACCACCCCGGACATATTCATGTTATGTCAGTTACCTAAAAAATCCGGACTGTTCACAGGAGGCGATAGATGAAGCAGAATACCTGAAACGGGTTGATTACGATGCGTATTCTCATATCTGGCTAGGTGAAGTCAGGCAACACACCGATGCACAGGTATTCAAAAATAAATATCGGGTTGCCTCATTCGATGTAGATGAATCATATGGCTACCCATTGAACGGGGCTGATTGGGGGTTTTCGACCGATCCGACTGTTTCAATCCGGTGTTATATCAAAGACAGGACGTTGTATGTACGGAATGAATCATATAAAATCGGATGTGAAATTGACGATACACCGGCCTTATTCGATGCAATACCAGACAGCCGAAACTACACGATCAGAGCAGACAGCGCACGTCCTGAATTGGTCAGCTACATGCAACGTGCAGGGTTCCGGATTGAATCAGTAGAAAAATGGCCCGGGTGCGTTGAGGATCGTGTTGATTTTATTCGCAACTTTGAAGAGGTTATAATTCATCCTGACTGTCCGCACACTGCTGAAGAGTTCAGGCTGTATTCATACAAGACCGATAAGCGCACTGGTGATGTATTACCGGTACTGATCGATAAACATAACCACTGTATTGATGCGATAGGGTACGCACTGACACCATTGATAAGAATGCCGCAGGTAACAGTAATGCCAACAACGAGAAAAGCAAGGATATGAAAATACTTGGAATTGAAACCAGATGGATAACGAATAAAATTGTCAACCCTGAAACCGAGCAGATTGGCAAGTTTACCATTATCACGCAAGCCAGCCAGCGTAGGACGGTTGATATTGACGTTTATATCAAAGCCTTGCAACTGGCAGAATCCAGGCGGAAACCGCTTAGATACTCTTTATATGACCTATACCAGGAGTCAATAGACTACGTTCCGCACTTAAAAGCATTGTTGGAGTTAAGGCAATTAAACCTGTTGAGCAAAGAATTTCGTTTCACTGTGAACGGTGTAGTTGATGAATCAATGACACCATGGATTCAATCACCTGAGTTTAAGAACTTTTTACGTGATATTTTAGATACTAAATTTTGGGGATTTAGCCTGTTTGACTTTACCGATAGTAAGGGCGATTGGTTTACTTATGACCTTGTTAACCGTAAGCACGTTGATCCGATCACAGAGGTTGTTTATAAGTACCAAAATGGGACAAGTCCGATACCATACAACACTAATGAAAGACTTAAATATGTATTACCTGTTGGCAATAAAACTGATTTAGGGCTGCTTAAAAACGCTACGCCAATCGCTATTCATATCAGGAATATGACCGGTGATATGATGAATTATGTAGAGTTGGCTGGAAATAACTTCACTGTTTACAAGGACAAAACAGGCGATCCGAAAATAGCAACACAGATCGGTCAGGCTGAAAAGAATAAATCAGGCTCAGGATATGTGCAAGTACCGTCAGGTGTTGAACGTGAAATCGAAAACCAAAGCAGCTCACAGCAAAATGAACTATTTAAAGGTGTTCATGACCTATTAAATAAGGAGTTAAGCAAGTTAATTTTAGGCTCCACAATGGGCATAGAGGACGGCAGTTCACTAAGTCAGGCTGAGGTACACGAAAGGACAATGGGTAAGGTATTTCAATCTGATATACGTTATACGCTTGATGTGCTGAATTATGACTTTGCCGACAAGTTGAAGTTATGGGATAAGAATCCGGCAGGACGATTTGAAATTGCACAGACAAGCAAAACAGAACCATTGGCTGTATCTTTGGGTGTCGGTGGCACTCAGTCATTACAAGCTATTTTAGTCGATTCAGTGCTGACAACAGAGCAGAAAAAGAATATAATTATCACCCTAT